GGAATGTAAAACATTTTCTAAGAGCACCATACGAAAATGAAATAGAGTCGTATGAAAAAAATTTAATTAAACAATCTTGTAAAGGCGAAGAATGTGTTGCAATGAATTGTATTCTTCTCAATATTGAAACAAGAGCCTTAATTCCTATGAATAAAGAAATGTTTGAAAACTGTGTTTTTAATGATAAAACACCAGTTTATTATAAAAAACAAATGTATATTGGTTCAAAAGATTTTTTCGAAAAAAATATAAAAAAAGGTTTTAAAAATGACTAAATCTAATCAAAAAACAAAAACAATACCTCTTTTTCCTAAACATCAAATCTTCTTAGATGAAGATGATAAGCAAACTTATCATTTAGTTTTTGATGGCCTTGACGGTGTTCCTATTCCTTTCAGACTTGTGTTAACTGACATAGGAGAAAGTATTATTTTGGCTGCTCTTACTAATATGCCTGTGCATATAAGTCACAGAAAGTTTTGGGGTTACAAAGGGGCTCCTAGAGGTGAAAATAATGCAATGAATGTGGGTTGGCCTAAAGAAGATCAACTTTATGTTTCATTCGCTAGTCAGGATGAAATGGCTTTAGTAGCCATTGCAGATGTTCTGAGTGATAGTAGGTGTTGGAAAGATAAACAACTTCATTGATGGGAATCTTAAACTGGCTCGGATCAGGTTTTGTTTATAGAAGTCCAAAACCAAACGAAGGATTTGCAAGATTTCTTGAAACACTTCCATCTAGGAAACTTAGAGCATTAGCTGATACAACTGCTCATTGCAGCAAAAAGAAACTCGTACAAATTTACTTACAAAAAAATGCCCTCACCGAAATTCAAACTAAATGATCAGGTCAATAAAAAAAGAAACACAGGTGTTTTACTAAAAATTGAACCTAGTGTCGGAACAATCACAAGTATAAAAGAAAAATACAATTCAAGAAATCGAATTTGTTATTACTACGAAGTGACTTGGCCTGATGGAAGACGTTCAGAACACGCACAACACATACTCGTTCCAGCACCATGAAAAGAAAAGACGCAGAGGCCCAAATCGAATTTTATAAGAATTGGGAGCCTACTCAAGAAATGTATGACGAGGCCGCTAATCACAAAACAGGCTTAAAAAGATTCCAGTTGATGTGGCAACTGCACCACAAAATAAGCCACTTGAATGGAGAAATGGGCATTTTGAAAGTTAATTCTCTTTATGCAAAAAAAAGTTATACATCAACAACAGGTCAAGTAATACCTAGATGGCCTGTCAAAACGGAAAAAGAATATTACTGCAATGGATTAGGACAGATAGAAATAGAAGAATGAATCAAACTTATTGTCCTTGCCCTAAGTGCAATCATCTTAGGACTAGAGTTGTATGCACTAAACGTGATAAAGAAGGAGTCACTATTAGACGTAGATGGTGTCCTGTTTGTGAACACCGTTGGTATTCACTTCAATACCCAGAAGTTCCGATCAAAACAGGCGAAGTCAAATGGAAAGGCAGGAATACTAAATATGTACCTTTACAGGTCTAATATTTTTCTTAGCCAATTTTTAAATGTAGGTTGTCTAACGGGGTTTTCTAAACAAGCAATTTTAGCTTTACATTTAGCTATCTCAGTTAAACAATTAGCAATGAATTGTGACTGATTAAAGTAACTTCTTTCTACTGCTTCACAGTGTCTTACTAATTGTTCTTTTGTTGCTCCTTCAGAAAACCATCTAATTTTCTTTTCTAACTCTAATTCTTGCTCAACTGTAGGAGGTTCCATCAGTTGATCTAATAGAACAAATTGCTCATCCAAGTTCTCCATCTAGTTCTTTCCTTTTAGCTGCTAACCCAGTGTAGATACCATGCATAGGATTGTCAGGTAGGTGACGACCATCAAGCACGTACCAACGCTCCATGTCCATCACTCTCTGACGATCTTCTTCTAGCCAATCTCTTTTGTAAAAGCTCATTGCAATGTCGTAGTTGAATTAGGGTATAACCTTGATTGTAAGAAGTTTACAGCCTGATCATCAAGTGTATTTGTAGTTTGTTTCGATGCTGCTTTCAACAGATCAAGCAACAGTTTTTTACCTGCATTGCTTCGTAAGAAAGCGTAAAGAAGAGGCAAAAAAGGTTTAGCTAGTTTTCGCATAATTAGACTCACTCTTCACAATCTTATATATAATCGCTACATTTGGCTTAGTGGTCCCCACCACCCAGATGAACCTCCCTAGACTTGCAAAGCAGAGGGGGGTTTTTCTGTTCCAACCAATAATTAATTTAGCAAGGTTATGGAGCAAAAAACTATTGTATGTTTTTGTTCACACTGCCTAGAAAAAAGAAGACAAATTGAGAGAGCTTACCTATTGAACAACGAAAAAGAACTGGTTAAAGTTAGATAGCAATTTATTAGGAGGCTGCAAGCTTAAGTATCAAACATCAGCATTAGGTATAGACAGAACCCCTTAGTTTTTAGAGGAGACTGAGGGGTTTTGTTTTTCCCAGTGCTTAAGTAAAGTTTGTAACTCCTTAATCCTTGCTTTTACTCTTGCTATCTGTTCCTCCATCCGTTTGGGTTACGTCTAGCCGTTAGTGTAGCTATCTCCTTATCTATAGCATTTAAACGATGAAATATTTCACGAATATCTCGCTGCCTTTTATTTGTTTGATTCGCTAAGACCATTAACGCACCAGAAATAGCTGCCCCGATCAGTGCTGCTAGTAGTTCTTGAGGCATTTTTAACCTTTTATGTGTAATCTTAAGCTATTGTTTCTATTTTTCTATGGCTGAAAAGCAAAAACCTGAAGCCCAAACTGATAAGAAAGGTCTTCTTGGCAAACTTGAAGAAATCACCCCAGACAAAGAAGAACAAGTTGCTCTCATTGGGGTTGCTGTCAGGCTTGGAATCGTGGTCTGGAGTGGATTTATCTTGACCTTGGCGTACGTTGATTTGCCAGGATTTCAGAAACAAAACTTCGATCCGACCTTTATTGCGAGTGTATTCACGGGAGCCCTCAGCACTTTTGGCCTTGCTACAGCTAAAGACAAAAAGAATGGAAACGGTGTTACAAAAGAAGATATGGAAGCCATGATTGCTAAGAGCAATACAACGCAAACTGAACAAATCATTAGAGTACAGACTCCTCTAACTATTAATGGAGCTGAGGTTGTTAAAACCGACCCCATCACTCAAAGACCTATTGACCCAGTGACAGGCAAACTTCAATGAAAAAACTTTTCTTGCTGCTATTTTTAGCGGCTCCTTCTGCTAACGCAGATTTGACACACTCCATTACTAGCTCTGCTCAACTAACAGTTAATGCTGCTGTTACTCAAGCAGAAAGGATAGGATCAAGTTTCTCTATCTCTGGGACTGGGGTAGACGTAACTGATGGCACAACTGCTGGAACGCTTAGTGCTGGAACTATTTCCAGTGGAGTTTATTCCCCAGGGACCATCGCAGCGACTCAGAACGCAACTTCTGGTGAAAGTTTTAGTTTTAGTCAGTCATACACCCAAGCCGATGCTGTACCTACATCTGCTCCTTCTGTTGGAGCTGTAGGCAATTTTAGTGATGTTACCTCACACGCTACGGGCACAGCAGGGTCGCTTGCTGGCTCAGTTACAAGTGCTGGAGTTGTAAGTTTAACACCAGGATCGGGAGGCACAATTGCTACTGGATCTGTTGTAACTTCCGTCACCGTGAAGTAAAAAATGAAGAGGTATTTACCGTTATTATTAATATTAAATATACCTCAAACCCTAGCTGTGCCAGTCGTTCCTAACTTTTCTAGCGGCACGATGTCAGCAGTCACACGTACCACACAAAATGTTACTGAATCTATTGTCTCTAGCGATTTCAACACTGGGCATACTTATACGATCAATGGAACGAATCTTACTATTGATGGTTCGACCCTTTCACCACCGCCAGAACAAACGGTCCAAACAATTGACGGAGTAAGTTATACATGGACAGGTGCAGATCTAACACAAAAACCCAACGTCACGATTGCAAATCCAGGTCAAGCGTTTCAATACGCAGAAAGTTACATTGGCCCTGGTCTGTCAAACATGACAACAATCAATCGAACAACAGTCTTAGAAAGTGTTACCGAAACAACCTCAGTCTTCTCGCAATAATATTATTTAGTGGTTCGAGTGCGTTAGCTAATACCTCACAAACTGCTGCCCCAGTTGCTAATACGTCAGCTTCGCTAACCAATATGGCGATCCAGACATTGCAGGGGAATCTTATACAAAATCAATACGGTGGTGGAGTGGTTTGCCAAGGACCAATGTTGACGTTTTCTCCCTTTGTAACTGACTCACATTCGTTCTCTAAACCTAGAGAATACTGGTACGAAAACCCTGTCTATAACGATGATGGTACTATTCTTTATTATCAAGATGTAAGGACAGGTCAGAAGGACAATTATTCACTTAATGTTGGTGCAAGTTTAACCTTTTCAATGCCACTTGATCGAAGATTTCAACGTACTTGTTTGAAGAATGCAAAGCTACAAGGCGAACATCAACAGCAAATAATAGAAAATAAAAAACTAGATTGGCATATTGCAAGATTAAAACAATGCGGAATCTTGAAAAAAGATGGTATAGAATTTGCAGTTTCCTCACCCTATTACCATTTATGTGAGGACATTATTGTTAAGCCGAAAATGGGACAAGTTTTACCTCATAGACACCTTATTTCTTCTCCTTCAAAGGAGGCAACCCTCGTTTCTCCCGATAAGCAATAGTTCGTCTTTCAGATAAGTTGGGTCGCTTTACTTTCTTACCTAATATCTTTTTTACTTTTTTAACTACCTGTTTAATTATGGGCTTGACGGCCTTCAAAAGCAGTGGAGCTGATAATGCAGCCGTAGTTGCTACGAGCGTTATTGATCCAGTTTTTACAACTTGAGGAACAGTAGGAATCGCATCAATTATCTGCTGTTGAACATTTAATTTTTTATATCTAGTTACACAACGGTTTCCTACCAATTCATACTTGATAATCTGTTTAGTTCCTTCTTCTACCTTTGTCCCAATGTCAGGCGCACCATCAGGAGGGCAGGCTTCTGGCTTTGCTTGTGGTACTTCTGGTGCTGCAGGCGTTTCTGGTTCTTCGTATCGTTGAGGTTCTTCTTCTTTTATCGGGACAATCCTTAATGGTTCATAATTTATAGGATCAAAGGCAGGCGCACCAGCTCCCGAACACAAGATCAGATTATGCTCTGGGTCGGTATCTATAAGGGCATCATTTTCAAAATTCTTTCTTGCCTTAACACAAGGCATCTCAATTACTGGAAAACCTATAAGTATATTGATTGGTACGTTCGGAGCATTAACAACAGGTGCTTGAATTGAAGATATTTTTACAGGTTTAACCCCAATACCAGGGATTTCAATTTTAGGAATAAAAATCAAAAGACTTGTTTAAATGACTCTCCAAAAACATTCTGGTCTTCACATTCGCAGAGAGATTCAATGTGATTAATTGGCATAAAAGGAACACCAATTGCTTTTTTCTCTTCATTCTTTTGCTGTCCAGGTGTTAACGGACCAGTAGGCAATGCAGGACCAGACAACCCAGGAATCTTAATAGCACCCATCACTTTTTCCATTGCTTTATCTTGAAGCATTTTCTGATTATCTTCATTAGTTATCCATAGATAACCAAATACTCCGCCACCAGTGATTGCTGCTACAAGCAGAAAAGAGATTACACTGATAATGTTTAGAATTTTTTGCATGGTAAGAGACGCAATTTTAAAAGCTGTAACCCATACAACTCTAATCCTTTTTATGGCTTTAGTCGCAATGCTACCCTTGCACGTGTTGTTGCAATCGCATCTTGTCTTGATTGATAAATACGAAACCCGAAACTAAAACGATTACAAGTACTTCCTACACAGTGCCAAAAATAAGGTTCTTCTCCTTTCAATTCAAACTGTCTAATTGTTAAACCCTTATCATCATAATCTGTAATTATTTTTCCTTCCTCATCCTCATATCTAAAAAAAGATTTTTGATCTTCATCAGCATAAACAATATATAAAACTGTTTTACAAGGGTCTAAGCAATTTGTATGCCATCCCATAAAACCAGAATCTGGATAATAAAACGATCCACTCATATTGACAGTTTCAGTCGAATAAATTCCTTTTAATATCTCAATTATTTGATTCTCTACAGGTGATTTAATATGTTCTAAAAAAAGAGAAAAATCTTTCATATTAGTTTCTTCTCCAGCCTGATCTATGTTTGTTTTATCTAATTTCTTTTTCAACTTTAAAGCTTCTGCACTAATAAAAGTTGCAGCATTATTTATATAATTAACATTAATATTATTTTTTATTTGCCTTGTAGCTGGCTCAATAATTGAAAGTAATTCCTCCCCAATTTGAGAAGGAAAAGGATTTCTTAAAACAGTCAAGAGGCAGGAACAAAAGAACCTTTAGTTGGGGTCTTCTCTTCTGAGATTTTAAGAGTTAAACCATCTTCTATTGCCTTAACCTGATCAGCACCAAGAATAGCTTTTACATCAGCAATAATATCTTCTGTTTTTAAGGCTGTTCTCTCAGTTAGAGTTTCAGGCTTTGTTAAAGCATTAGACCCGTAAGAAGAGGCCGAATAATCTCCATCAATCCTAGTTACGGACCAATGAGCTGTATGACAAAAGCCATCGCTAATGTCATAATCTACATTTGATAGACCCCAAGTTGTTGTTGCTGCCATTGTATTAAATAATCAATGTGATTAGTCTAGCCTTCTTCGACAACTTCAGTCTCTGTTGTCACGCCTTCTTCTTCTTTAACCATCTGCTCTAGCTCTGCATATTGTGCATTTTTAGCAGCAAAGTCAGAGTACACTTGTGCGTTCTCTTTTTCTTTTGTTTGGACTTCCTGCTTTAACTTGTTGATCTCTTCATTAGCAGCGTTAAATTTATCGGCTAAAGCTTGAGCTTCAGCTTTGCGTGCATCTCTGCGTTCAATAAGTGACATAAGAATAATTTCAATAATTAAAGTTTACATGCTCGGCCAATACTGACCATTACGGCTTTTACTAAGAAGGGTTATCTGCAATAAGTTTAGCTTTCCACGCATCCTTAACCGCAGTAGTCCAAACAGCATTACAAACAGATTTCACTTCATCTGGGATAGCAGTCACCCCATCTGGCTCTTTATCTAAAGGATTATCTACTAAATTATTGGATGCGTCTAACGTACCAGGTTCTAAAACAAAACGATTAAAAGTTCTAGTAAGTTCAACACCATCCTTTTTTATAACCACGGCTTTTCTGATCTGCACAGCTTTATACTGGCCTACGACTTCAATTTTGTCGTATTCAATTGATTCAGCTAATGCCATTTTAGGAACGTCCTCCAGACGAGACAGGTTTAATGGTGCTTAGTTTATAGACGTGCTAACGGTCTAACTAACTTATGCAGTAATATAAGAACCATAAGCTCTGAACTGTGTACCGTTACCTAAATTTCCAGCTCCTGCATTTACGTTTGTTCCACTACTTTGACCTACATAAACATAAGCAATTGTAGTACTACTACTTATTAATCCTCTATCAACTGTAGTTCCTACCCAAGAATTAGTATAAGCAACATTAAGTCCACCATAAGCAACATTAGGATGTGTAGTTGCATCTTGAGGTGTAAAAGGAAAACCTTGTATAACTAAATTTCCTGATCCACCAGTAATAGCATTAGAATCAGCCACTCTTATATAAACTTGGAAATAAACCATTCGTCCAATTTTTACATAATAACCTTTTTGTGTATGGTAATTAACTGTGATCAGGGAAGTTTGAGTGTACCAAGTAGGAGTAAATTCTCCAGCTTCATAATCATCTAATATATTTGAGTCAACAGAACTACCAGAAGTTGTTCTAGCACTAAAGTCAATGCCATAACCAGAATCAAATTTTAAATGACCTCCAAAATGAGCTGATCTTAAACTACCAGTATCTCGACCTACTACAAATGGAGTCGCTGCCATTGCTGGTACAGCTGTTATGCCATTAACTTGACCACTACCTCCAAAAGAAGCTTGTATTGTCGTTCCATTAAAATATTTATGAACAGTACCATCTGATTCAACTGTAAATCTTTTTGTTCCTGTTGTAGTTGTGTTATTGGCAGCAGTATAAAAACCAAGTGATGTTGCAGCATTCATCATAGATGTACCACCACCAAAGTTTATGGCATTTGCTGTAGATGTACCTCCACAAGAAACGAACGCATATGCTTCCTCATCGTTGTCATAGTGATGGAATCCAAGACGAGCACCCTTATCAGCAGCATCAGTTAACGTTCCTGTCGTAGTGCCTTCATTTGCACCAAATACGGCAGTCAGATATGTATTGCTACCACCTGATGCCCTAACATCTAGTATTGCCTTAGTAGGTGCTCCTTGTATTCCTACTCTTCCACCTAAATCAACTCTGAATAAAGTGGTTGTGACACCAGCAGCACCAGGGCCGCCGCCACCTCTTCCAAAATGAACAAGTGCGTTATCAGCAAAAATATCTGCACCTCCACTATTTCCTTCAGTTGAAACAGACAAAGCAGGTGTAGTGCCAATATATGGTGCGCCTCCATTTGTCCCTGCAAATCCAAAGTGTGCTCCTCCTGTGACGTGTAATTTTCTTGCTGGAGAAGTTTCAGATAATCCTATATTGCCGTTAGCTTGTATTGATAAAGGAGTTAGAGTTGAGAAGGCCGAACCATTCCAATCTCTAGTCGTAATGTTCCAACCAGCAGCGTAGTTGCTGCTAGTTGTAGCACCAAAATTCATTAATGAATTAATTCTTGCGTAACTACCCGTAAATTCAATAAAGCTAGTTCTATGATTAGATCCAGCACTACTACTAGATAAAATTATATCCCCATCTCTTATGTCTAATTTTTCATCAGGAGCCGCTACTCCTATGCCGATCTTGCCGTCACCTTTTAATACTAATTGGTTAGGGTGAGCATCTCCATCACATGCAAGATGGAATAAGGCAGCAGTATTGGTATAAGAGGGATTGGCATGAATCTTTGAAACTGTATTACCTGATTGATCATATATAAGTTTAAGTCCTAAAGTAGCATCACTTCCACCGACTTTAACTGTTCCATCAGTACCACCTACGTTAACGTGCCCTGAAAAAGTGGCATCTCCTGTAGAAACTATTTTTAGACGACTTGCTGAATTTGTTTCGTCATAAAAATCAAGATTTCCATTGTCATTACGAATTGAAAAATCAGAAGAGTTATTAGTATCAGTTAAATATAATTTTGGCCCAGTGTTGCTAACAGTTATATCTCCTGCAAAAGTGGCGGCACCAGTTTCACCATTAAGTCCAATAGTTTCAGTACCGCCGTTTTTTAAAGAAATATAACCTTCATCACCTGTACCAATATGACCTATAAATGCAGCTATGTTTGAATTTTTATAAATAGTAAGTCCTTGACTTGAACCATTAGATATGATAGTGCTTTCACCTATTACATCTATACCACCGCTAAAATCGCAATTACCTTGAATAGTCGTTTGACCATTTGAAGCGATAGTTAATCTGCCAACATTATTATCAATATCCGTAATAGCAAATACACCATCATCGTTTTGTATGATGAAATCGCTTTCGCTATTTGTATCATTTAAAGTAATAGTCGGTTTTGTTCCACCAACTGTTATATCTCCTGCAAAAGTGGCGGCACCACCATTACCAGCAAGGGTTAAAGCAGTTACACTATTGGTTTGAAACTTCATCGTGGCAGTAGTGCCACTCGCTTGGGCATTAAAAATTACACCTTCATCTGCGGCCCCTACAGATTCAGTTGATATTTTTAATCCTCTACTTGCTGTCCCTGAAAAAGTTGCTTGTGTGCTGTTTGAACCACCATTAACACTTATATTCCCTGCAAACGTGGCGTTACCATCGCTTCCTATTGTTAATCGTGTTGTAGGTGAAACTGAACCTGCTGAATCTGCTGTTGTAGCAAACAACAATTCACCAGGCATCCTATTACCTGCAATGGTTCCAGATGCTTTAACTGAAATCATCGCTGCAACACTGTTTATATCTGTGCCGTCTGCGCCTGCAAAATCAATTACACCTAAAGTATCACCAGATTGAACAACCGTACTTCCTGGTGATGTACCAGTTCTTGACTTACCAAAATGAAGATAAGCACCACCATTGTTATCTGTATGTCTAGCAACAGAGATAGAAAGTCCATTATTATTTACTTGTAAGTAGGCATCACTTCCTCCAATTTGCTGAGTAGAACTATGCCCAACTAGGAACCTGCCTGAGCTGTCTAATCTTGCTGACTCACTACTTGCATTTTTAAAGACTGTATTAGCTGCTCTAATAGCTAGATCTTTAATTGTATTATTTGCATCATTTAATACGTCTATACCTATCCCTGTACCAGAATGAATATCAGTTATCGCCCTAATATGTAAATTACCATCAGTCATCCCTCGGACATTAAGAGGTGAAAGCTTACCTGCTCCATTAATGGCTAACTTTGTCGGAATCTCTACTTCTGCACTCGAGTCAAGACTTAATCCTTGAGTTCCAGCAGCAGTTAAAGAAACTGTATTTGTGCCGCCATAAATTCCTGAATCTGAATCACCAAAATGAATAGCAGGAGCCGAATTACTTCCAGCAGTTGCCTGTAAAACTCCTGTTAACGTTCCACCAGCCTTTGCTAAATATGTGCTATTTGATGTGGTTCGTTCAGCATCAGTAACAGCCTTAACACCAGCAGGAGTACAAACTCTTGCCGTATCTGTTCCTGTTGTAGTTTCACCAGAGGTTGCTAGTTCTGCAATACCTGCTGCTGTTGTTGAAGCTGCTGGAGTCGTAACCGATCCAGGACCAGCCATTTTTACAATTGAATTATCACTAGCCCTCATATATATTCCGAGGCTATTAATGTTGGCATTTAATGCCAGTTCCCCTACAGCCGCTAAATGAGAAGTAGTTGGATTC